AATTGCGCCCAGGGCGCTGCATAGACCTTGATACCGTTCATTCGTGCCAGACGGCAGAAGTGATAATCCTCGCTCAATAGCACATTAGTTTCAGGCTCAATGCTCGTTGCAAAGTATTCTTTGATGGCATCGGTATTAGCAGGATTAGCCAAGTCATGCACATTATTGGTATATGACGGGACATGAGGCGCTAGGTCAGTAAACACCTGGCGCTTAATCAGCATAAAGCCTGTACCGCCATTCCAGATTTCCACTGGCTCATTCATAGGTACGGTCACTTCACCGGAATAGTTGACCAGATTGACCACGAAACTGCCGGTATGGTGCTTGAGCTGATCGTTAGAAACGCCCCTATCCATAGCCTGTTTGACCATGTGCCAGTTGATCTCTTTCTTAGGATAAATGCCGCAAATGATGTCAACATCAGCCTGAATCATCTGCAATAAATGCTCAGAAAAGAATCGAATGTCTGCGTCAATGAACAACAGATGGGTGGCATCTGATTTCAAAAACTGATGCGCCAGTGCATTACGCGCCCTAGTGATAAGAGACTCGTTAAACATGAAGCTGAACGTCACATCCATGTCTTGGCTATATAAAGCCTTCTGCAAGGTCATAATGGACTGGGTATAGAAGCCAGTACACATACCGCCGTACATCGGTGTGGCAACAAATATATGAGTCTTGGTGGTCATAGGTTTCCTTTAGGAGAAGAAGTGCGGAGCCGCCCAAATACGTCGCTCCGCTGACGTTCCTAACTCTGCGCTGACGCGCTCACATCTGGGCTTGTGGGGGGTTCGTCTGAAGCCCTCACTTCTGGGGGTGCGTCAAGTGTTTCTATCATAATGTGAATTGCCCCATCTTTGATAGGCTCTCCACGAATCATTTCTAGGTGATCCACTTGAAAGTCATTCCCGTATATCCCAGCGTTCTCCAAAGCATCCAAAGTGGCCTTGATATAGTTGTCAATATCACAGGCTCGTTTGTTGCGCGGCCTGAGCGTCAGGGTCAATTTCAATTTGGCATCCTTGAATTTAGGAACTTTGTGAATTAGGACGTAATCAGCTACGGCTTTCTTAAACTCCCGCCCTCGTTTAGAGAGGATTTGGCGTCCTTTAAAAGATCGCCAATAGCCGTTAATTGACGGCGGCTGCGGGAGTGTAAGTGTGGCTTTCAGAAAGGTATGTCGCTGTCTTTAGGATATTCTTTATGCGTAATATCCCTAGGATAAGACTTTCTAACCCCTTCTTGCCACTTATCGACTGACAGACTCAAGAACTCACCATAGGATGATTTCTTGATCCAGCCTGACAGCTTAATGGTTTCCCCGTTATGCAATATCTGACCCTTCCAGTCAGGTGCTTTAGGATGTTTCTTATCTTTCTGAGGGAAAAACACTCCACTTCCCTCTTTCGGCTCATGCGGCATGATCGTCTCCTTGTGTGTCTTCAACTTCAACTAGAACTTCTGACGTAGCGCAAGCCGCAGACAGCCTTAGAGTCTGCACCGGATCAAGCAAACGACGGGTAGGCTCATTGGCCTCCCTCAAATCTGAAATCTTGAGCTGCTTATCTTCCTTGCTGTACTTGGTGGAAGCTTTAATCTTCTTAACCAAGTTACCGTACTCATTGATGAACTCATCAGCCGTCTCATGGCTGCTGTAGACCTGATTGCCAGGCAGCATCAGGTGATACTTAAGCCGTGACGGGTCAATAATATCCACAACAACCTCCTTAGGAGCCTCTATACGGGCTTCTGCCGCCCTGACAGCCTCTGACGGGTAGTCCACAGCCTCCTCTTGGGTAATCAGCCCCTTAAGAACGTCTGGGAAGGCATCCCGTAAGGCAAAGCCACGCGCCCTCATCTGTAGCATCCGCTTAGGGTACTGAGTCCACGGCCCTTGCTTGCCCCACAGCCCTGCACGTTTAGCATCGGCTACGCTGAACTTGGACACCACTGGCTTGCGACCTACCCGCTTGGCAATACACACGGCGGTTGGATTCTCAGTCCCATCGCCTTCCATCGTCTCCTCGATGTCCTCGCAATGTCGGCTCGACTGCACCAGAGCCAAGGCAGCATCCCCGAATACGGATGGTCTGCCATTGATGACACTGATGTTTTGCAGGGCTTGCATGGGTGCTAGACCCAGTTCGTAGCCCCATTGAACGGCTACCAGAATGTCCTCTGGCTTGCCTTGGTATTGCTTTGGAACCATTGATGACTTGGCGAGCATATCGCTGAAAGTCACCGCCTCTGACAGGTTTGCCGGCGCAAAGCCTGATCTCACTATTTCGTTCATACAACCTCCAAGTTAGGAATTAAGCGGTACTTTGAATACCGCCAGTTTTTCGGTCTCAACCTTGTGTGCCAGTGCAGCAAAGGTCTGCTGTAATACCACCGAACTAACGAAACTCGTTTTGAATTCAAGAATCTCCAAACGTGCCGCTAGATCAGTGCCAGCCGTCTCTTTCATCTTCTCAAACAACATCTCAACACCCGCGATCGTGTCCTTATCCAAGTGGACAAGAGCCATCGAATGATGCGTACCGTCATCGGTTAGGAAATACACACCGCATTGGATAATGTTAGGTAATGCGCTCATTCGCGGTTTCTCCATTGCGTAATCAAATATACTGCACTGTCAATAATTGCGAACCAGAACAAACACGTAAGCATTTGATGATCGCTCATTTCTCCCCCCGTGCGCGGATGGCTGCGACGCAATTCAGTACACCGCTATTCCATTCCGGCGTTCCCCTCATTCCGTCAGCAACCAAATCATCACACACCTTCGCACACGCCTCACGTTCTTCTCGAACCACCATATCAACAAACTCCATTAGAGATATAGCCATAAGCGCATTGTCTGAAATAGGCGTGCTTTGCCATAACCCTGATTTAACCGCCATGTGGTAGTAATCATTTTTATTCATTTGACTAAGAACCTTCTGCTGCCTGGTACTTCCGTCACGAACTGCTTGTAGATGTCAGGCATGGCCTGTTGGAACAGCGTCGCATTGAACTTCATACTGCTCTTGGCTGTCTTCCAAGTCGCTACCACCGTACCATCCACACGAATGATCTCGCTGTGATCGCGCATATAGCCTTGCAGAGCCAAGGTTAAGTTTGCTTCATGTTCCTCAAGCTGTTTGATCTGTTGCTTAATGCCCTTAAGCTGTGCCGCAGCCGTTTCGATCTGCTGATTAGCCGTGACACTGGTTCCCGAATCTGTGGCATACATCAGACGGGCTTGGGCAACCGTCTCAGGCGGCAAAGGAACCCCTGATTGAACATGACCCCAGAACACCGCCATATCCTTGATTAAAAGATCGCGCTGATCTTGCGTAATCGTAAAATCAAAGGTCTGGAACTCATTACCGCCGAACAGAACAGCCAGCACAACCCGATCAATACCATGACAAGCAGACTCATGGATAAGTTGAGCCATGTCAGCGGCAGGGATAATGTTGGCAGTCTCATCGAACTTATTCCTAGTCATCTTGTCGTAGTTTTTGGCCTCCACCAGTGTCTTACCGTCGGCACTGATGAAGTCAAAATGGCTCTTGAGCCATGTCTCTTTAGGATGCGTCATCACATAGTCGGCATCCTTCAGCTCCAACCGGAGCTTCTCAGAAGCCAGACGGCCTATGACAGGCTGCATGACATGACCCATCTGCACCGCCTCCACATCGCTCAGATCGACCGGAGGCATCAGCCCCATCTTGGTCATCACCGCTTCATTGGCGTGACCGTTAGCAGCCTTACGGGAATCCCCAGACCACCAGGCGCTATTACGCACTGATGGTTCAAAGTCATTGCGATCATTCGCCATGATTCATCTCCTCCAATTCCATGTTGAGTTCAAAGTGACGACCCTTCTGCCCGCAGCGAGCAGGACTCGTGGTATTGCGCTCGATAGAGCAGTAGTCGTAGATAGGCTGACCAGTCACAAGGTCAAACCGTTCAGTCGCTTTGCATTTGTGAAAAGCAACGTTGAGCTGAGACGGGATAAAGAATCGACAATCGGCACAGATAATTTGCATTTAATAAACCCCTTCGTTGTGTCAGGAAAAACGACTATATATGCTTATATTAGGGTCTGTCAACAATTATTTGCTTTGCACCAGATTAGGTACACAGGATTCGGTAGAAAAAGGCCATAGAATCCCCACTTTCTCCCTTCCGGT